AATCTCTTCGGCTAACAGGAGTTAGACAATGGCTATTGCAGACTACGGGACTGTTGGTACCCCAGGTACCATCAGTGCGATTCTAAAAGATTTTTACATTGGACCCCTTCAAGAGCAGCTCAACAACGAGGTCATGTGCCTTGAGATGTTTGAGAAGGCTAAAGTTTCATGGGCAGGCCGTCAGGCGATTGTTCCCATTCACGTTTCGCGAAACACAGGCGTTTCCTACGCAAGCGAGGCAGCCGCTGGTGGCGTAAACCTGCCTACCGCAGGCACACAGGGTGTTGCGCGGTTGAGCGTTGAGGCGAGCTACCTTTACGGACGCATGTCGGTTACGGGCCAAGCTGTCGCCGCTGCAAAGCAGGGTGGCACAGCGTCGTTCATTGGCACTCTCGATCTTGAGATGGAGAACCTTAAGAGCGACATTCGTGATCGCGCCAACGAGGCATGTGTCACTGGAGGCGAGATTGTTGGTCTTACGGGTCACGTAAGCAACGCGGCCCTAGGGGCTAGCGTGACTATTAAGATTGACGGGAATATGAGAAAGCTTGCGACGCTAGCCTCTGCGGGCAATGTCGATCTTGCGTTTATCACGGCAACCCCGGACGATCTTGGTGCCGGCGGTTACAGGTTTGTTAACGGGACCCTTGGAACCACGGCATCCTCTTTGCTTCGTGTAAGCTCTGCTGCTGACGTTAACGCAACCGCTGGAACCGTAACGGGCACCGTATTGACCGGCGACATTAACTTTCCGCTTGTCCCTGACGGTTTTGTTTGCGCGGTCAAGATTTTCTCCTACACAGCGGCAGGGGTCTATGATCCGACTAAGGAGCCTGTGGGCATTCTGGGCAACCTTTTCTCAGATTCTCACTTTGGCGTTAGTCGAATCCAAGGCGCAACCGGCGCAGAGAAGACGCTTCAGTCTGTCGGCGTTGCTGCGGACAAGGATGGGTCTAGTGACAATCGCGAGGCACTTGCCTTGGATCGAATGCAGGAGACCATGGATGCAATTGGCATCCAGTCTGGGCTAGATCCTGATTTGATTTTGTGCAACAAGGCGATGCGAGCTGCATACATTGGGCTACTTAATGGCAATGTTCAGCTCGACCCAAAGTCGGCAGCTACCACTGTTGATGGCGGTGTGACTGGGATTAACTTTAATGGCATCCCAATCCGAACCTCTCGCCACGTACCGCAGGGAATGTTTATCTTCTTGAACACCAGCACGTTTAAGCTGGCGATCCTTGAGGATGGCAAGTTTGCGGACATGGACGGAAATGTTCTTTCGCGAGTTAGCGGGGCAGACGCCTTCGAGGGCTTCTATAAGTGGTACTACAACCACTACTGCCACCGACCCAATGCAAGCGGTGTTCTCGCCGGAGTCATTGGCGGAACGCAGTCCTCCTAGTGTTTGTTTTGTTCGACATCATCTTCGTGCTCCTAGGACTCGGAGGTGGTGTCGTTTTCTATCAGCTCAGCAGGTATCTATCTGTTGCGCGTAAGATTAAGGAGGAGGAGCTTCGGCTCCTTCTCCCTTCTATTGACGGGGACAGCAGTCCTAGTGAAATAATAGAGTCCATCTACAGGGCTACTGGTGGTGATTGATGGCTGATTTCCCACAGGACATTGGAACGCGCATCGCCAGTTCTCGTGATGACAAGACTGGCAACACACGGGTGTGGGACCTTTGCTCTCTCTTCGTAGAGGGCCGCCAGTGGCTCGACTTCAACTCGACTAGCCTCAAGTACACGATTGACACTAGGGTTCGTCGAGATGGTTCTAAGCGGCAAACTGTTAACTTGCTGCTGAACATTTATCGGAACATCCTTTCCCGCCTCACACTGAGCTACCCCTCGGTTGTGGTTGTGCCAGCAAGCCCATCAAACGACGACATCATCAAGGCCAAGACCAGCGAGATTGCGCTGCGTTACTACTGGTCTGCCGATGACATCGAAGGCGTCATGAACCAAGCGATCCAAAACCTGCTTATCTGCGGGACTGTGGCTTTGCACACCTTCTATGACGCCAACGACGAGTGCGTTCATACCACCGTCGTCAACCCCTACGATCTCTTCTTCGAGAAGAACGTTACCCGAGTCGAGGACTCACAGTGGGTGGCTATCCGCACCTTCCACACCGAAGAGGATGTAAAGAAGGCGTACCCAGACAAGGCTGATCAGATCACCTCCTTCTCCGGCGACAGCACGGGCTCGCTTGCCTATGACTTGCACACTGTGCCAGATGACCGTGTTGAACTGTTTGAGATTTACTGGAGGGACGGCAGGCACGCCATCGTAAATGGCGACACCTACCTGTACAAGGGGGAGCGTCACACAACGACGTTCCCTGTGCAGGTCATAAAGTACACAGAGCTGCCAGGCAGACTGTGGGGCCTCGGTCTGGTTCAGCCTCTCCTAGACTTGCAGCGGCTCTACAACGAGCAGCGCACTCAGATTATCCACAACGTGCAGTTGATGGGTAATCCCAAGTATCTCATTCCAAAGACCAGCGGCGTCAACGCTGCTGCTATCACAAACAAGCCGGGTGAGAAGATCTTCTACAACCCAGCAGGCGGCGCACCCTCCATGATTCAGCCGGCACCCATGCCTGGCTACGTGCAGGAGAGCACCGTCCGAACACAAGCAGAGATGTACGATGTGGCAGGAATCCATTCCGTTAGCTTGGGCAAACGGGCAGTGGGTGTTTCATCAGGCAAGGCCATGCAGGTCCTCACCGAGCGAGACACATCTCAGTTACAAACAACCCAGTCGAACATTGAGCGCGCTATGCGTGATCTGGGCAAGGTTGTTCTCGAGCTGATGCAGATGTTCTATACCGAGCCGAAGATGGCCCGCATGCTGGACCAGACGGGCAAGGTGGCCTTCCAGGCAATCAGCTCAGAGACTATCGTCAAAGAGCCTGAGATCTTCATCGAGGCTGGATCTGCATTCCGGTTCGACTCTCAGGACCGTGACCGATACGTGATGGACCTGTTCCAGGCAGGTCTTATCACGCCGCAGGACGCGCTCAACGAGATGTCCTTCCGTACAGGTAACGCATTCATCACTGAACGTGTTCAGGCCATGGCACACGCGAAGCGTCTTCTCGATGCAGCCAAGGATGGCATGCAGATTGAGATCTTCCGCTCTGATGACATCCCATCAATGCTCAAGGTCTTCAGTGACTACATTAGGACTGACGACTTCTACGAGCTTCCGGAAGAGGTTCAGCTTTACCTCCGGGATGTGGTGGTCGCGCTCGAGAATCCAAACGTCGATCCTCGTCAGTTTGCTCAGGCACAGGCCATGGACAAGGTGTTCCCAAAGCAGGCAATCAAGCGTCAAGAACAGGTTGATGCGATTGTCTCTGCCCAGTCACCGATGACCCAAGACCAGATCGCAGCAGAGGGCATCGAGCTAAGCACAAAGCAGGGCTTAGCTCAGAATGTGCAGGGCTTAGATCAAGGTGCTGAAGCTCTGATAGGGCCTCTCACAGGAGGGATGGGATGACCCCGAACGAGGTAAAGGCACTCTTCCGAATCTATATCGATGAGCCTGACACCACGTTTGTGTCTGACGCAAACATCATCACCTATCTAGATGCGGGGTACAGAGAGTTCAGGAACATGGTCTCTGACATCTGCCCCACCATCTACGAGACGTTTGTCAGCTATGAGCCAACCTCGCCAGCTACCGAGCTTGACCTTGCAGCAACGAGTCTCGTCAACGAGTCGTCTGTCAGCGTCCGCCTACTCGGCGCTAGCCAGACCGCAGGCGCTAACCTAGTGCGTCTTCTACGCATCTCTGAGGTCAACTCGGACGGTGACCACATCCGATATCTGAACCCCGTAAACAACGTAAGGGCACTGTCTTCTACGGCGTCTTCGTATGCCCTTGTCGGGACTAAGATCCAGTTCGGTCAAGAGATGGGTGACAAGTACAGGATCCACTACGTTCCGGGCTCGCTCACTTGGTCGTCACTCACGTTCATCGATGACCTGGATGCGTTTCACGATCTGATTGCCCTGCTGTCATCCAAGCAGTACTTCATCCAAGACGGCGGCATGAGCCAGCCCCTTATGGTCCAGATGCAGGACAGGCTCACTAGGTTTCAGGAATACCTGAGAGAACGCGCAGATCCAGAGACTTGCTATGTTCAGGTGATTGACTGGTTCGGAGGGTACTAATGGCCCTTCAGACAGAAGAAACTGACGTTGTAGGACCCGGCATCCAAGCGAACGCCCCAACAAAGGGAGCGTTTGCGCTGAACATGCTGTACAAAAATAACTGCTGGCAGGTCCGCAAGGGCTTTGGGCAGGTGTCCCAGTTTGACACAACACTATCCCTTCCTACGGGCGGCAGCACAGTCGACTGGGGTTATGGGAAGCAGCTTGGTTCGCATCTCATCAAGACGGCGTTTGGCAACCTCCAGATGGTCACGATCTTTCTCGCCAGCTGCAACACAAGCGTATTCAACGCAAGTGATTCCTCAAGCTTCTCTACAGGCAGAACGGCAACGACTGGCCTCGATGTTTATATTGTTCACATCTATGACCTCACCACAGACGAGCGGTTCGAGGTCCCCCTGTATGGCCATACGAGCCAAAAGGCATACCCAGACGCGTTCATAGAGTTCTCACCTATCGGCACGTCAGCATCTGGGCTTAGGCGCGGTGTGAACGCAAGTGCAGCCTCATTCTTTGCCGGCGCACCCACCGTCCAAGGGCAGTATCAGACTCACTTCGGTCAGGATCACCAATCATGGATTAGAGCCAACGATGAGTTCTTTTACTTCGAAGAGTTCGAGGGCGTTCTTTATTTCGGCAACAGGTTCACCGGCACATGGGCGTATAGGCCGACATCATTTAGTTCTATTCGCCCGATCGGCGTGGACGTCATAAACACTCGCGAGTCTATGGGTCCATATTCAGAGTCTTCAATTGTCGTACCAGTTGTCTTTGTTCCCGGCGAGAGCGTTGCCTCTTTCGAGTACTTCCGCACAGGCGACCTCCCAAGACCTGTCGACGTGGCCAACGTATTGGGTCGCTTCTATTACGCAGCAGGTAGGGAGATATTTATTAGCGACGAGGCAAGTCCCAATCATATCATTGGCTTAAACACCTTTCAGGTGCCGTGCAGAGAAGACATTGTTGCAGTAGCAGCACAGAATGGGAACCTTCTTATCTTCACGCCAAACGAGACATGGCTCTATCAACCGTCGGCTGGTCCCATTGCCTCAGATGGAAAGCTGACGCAGATAAGCGCCGAGATAGGGTGCATAGGACCAAACGCGATTGTTGGCGTAGACTCCTCTGTTGTGTTTGTTGATACCTCTGGGGTCTATGCTTCGACGGGCAACCTCAACATCCAAAGTATATCTGACGACATTGAGCCCTTCTTTACGGACACAATGCCGAATCCGATGACCAGCTTCTTTCTTACGAAAGGGCAGCCGTCAACCGCATCTGACTTTGTGAGGACGACCTTGCGCGCCTCTTTCGGTGGCGTGAAGTGCAGCTACTCTCAGGACCTTGGATGCCTTATGATTTGCTTTCCCGAGCTGGATGGCGTTCTGTGCCAGTCCGCTGGCAGGTGGTCATGGTGGTCTTTTGAGTCCCTGTCAACGTCGGACGGCAAGCCTGGCAAGACGGCCAACCTCCCATCGCCGTGGGTCATGGCGCATCAAGACCAGTTGTTTATGATAGCAGGCCCAGACTCCCAGGTGTTAACGGATGACAGTACCGATGGGACGAAGAAAGGTGGCGATACCAAATCGAGATCATTTTTCATCTGCGAGTATGGGCGTGGCGGCGGGATTGACAGGAGCGTGACTGACGAAGATGTCAGGAGATTTACGGGGAGGATACGCGCGGGGTCATCTAACAGCTCCACCAGTCTCCAGAATGGTTATTTTTTCTTTGACGACCCGATTGAGCTTCCTTCGGGTTACAATGTGATCACGCCTGTTAATCCAACTGACTCTGATGCAACACCTGTAACCCTGTCGAGCGAAACCTATGAAGTGCCAATCAGCCTTGTACTTACATCTCAAGCTACCGCAACCGGAGGAAGCAGCGCTGTATGGCAGTCGCTCAGGTCAACCAATCATGGATCCGGGGCATCAACCCCAGGAAACTGGATCGATGAATTTACACTTCGATTTTTCTTTGACACAAACCGGTACGACCCAGTCCTCCAGACTGGTAGTACTACAGCTTTGACATACACACTTGCGTCTGAGCGCATTGGCCTGTCGATTGCAAACTTCACCGTTACCCGGACTCAGGCAAATGGCACGCTCGACGCTTCTGGTCAGTATGTCAATATAGCTTATGTAGGAAATTCTTCTACGGTTCCAACGTCTTTTTACGACCAAAAGCTTAATGTTCCGCTTGATCGACTAAGCCCTCTGCTTTCCGTCTACATGAAGAAAAGCGACAGTTCTACAGATGAAAGCACCATGGCCATCACCCCCATTGTCGCCTCGGTCGTAAGCACTGCTGAAGGCATTGACTCAAACCTAGCGTCTTTTGTGTTTGACCGCTGGTCTCCATCAACAGCCACCATGCGTCAGCAGGACAGCGTTGCACAACCGGTGGACTGGGCCTACAGGTCCGCAAGCCTTGGCGCTAATCAAGGTCGAGAGATAAAGTTTAGGGGGGTGTATGCCAACCTTCTGAGTCATGGCAGGGCTGAGCTTACAGTGACAGATGCAAACTGGCAGTACGGACTTTTTAATGTTCTTGCCGAGTCTGACAGGCGTGGGTTGTCTGCACAAGTAATTGACTTCACTAGCGATCCCGCACAGGTAAAGCAGCAGGCGGACTACTCTGGCACACCACCGGCTGCGTCGGCAGCGTTTGCAGGCATCGACACTATTCGCACCACCTTTCAAGACAGTAGTGGCAACATGATAGGCAAGACGTTTGCACAGTCAGACGGGCCGACCTATTCGACGCTTGCTAGTGACAGGACGACTAGCGGAGATCTTCTTATCGGTGATGAGGAGG